CATTTTTAATGTATTTGTTTGTAAGGAACTCCGGGCGTTCCTTTTCTATAAACTTATATACATTCAATAGAGCAAGTTGTATGTCATTCGAGTCTTCTATCTTTGACTCAGGAAGAGCACCTTCCATGGAGCCAAAATAGTTTCCGCCCTGAATGGACTCAGGTGACACCATCCCCTTCTTTCTTAGGAAGGAAAACAGTCTATCTTGGGCACCATAAACCTTATCATCTATTACATCTTTCGGAAAAGCGAAAACTTTCCTCTTTTCTGGTGATACTGCGATGTCTATATCTTCATGGTCATAAAACACCAAATCCCCATCAAGGGTCTTACGCAATCGAGCGGTTATAGTAGTTTTTACTGGTGAGGGTTCTGGGGAGTCATCTAGATCACTGTCTATTTTTATTGTTATTTCTGTCATTACGCTGTCATCTCATGAGCAAGCTGTTGTATCTTCAACACATCTTCGACCAAACCCTTGTCTATGGTCTTTTCACGAAAGGATTCCAATATTGAAAGGACTTGTTCCATCTTTGTCTTCATTTCGGAATCCTGAGCGCATACTGTCGAATTTCGGCCTTCTATCAAGGTTTCGCGGAGTCGTGATATTTCCTCGTTTAAAAATATCTTTAACCCCACATTGTTGTCTTGGAATGATATAATATATCGGGACATCAATTCTTTTTGCTCGCTCAACAGGGAATCCCCATACATATCATTAAACTTTTTAACAAATGATTTGTAGACCAAGCTATCTATTGGCTGCTTGATATCATCCCGAGAGGAAGAATCATTAGCTGGTGCTGTTATATTCTCTATGATGTTCCTTTCCAGGATGACCCTCTCCTTTGGTGGCAGGTCCACGTTAAAAACAGCGTGCACGCTTGCAAGTTGTTTGTAGTTTGGTACAAAGTTAGAGTAAATGTCCTGACTTAACAAGGTATTAATCTTTTTTATTAAAGCAGACTGTTCTTTAAATATCTGTGTTTTATTGAGGCGAGTGCTGTAGTCCGATTTGACCTCCCACAGAATTCGTTCTGCGGTGGCTGGGTCGTGGTCTCGCTCATCCACAAGAGTTCGGTATAAGTCGAGTTCTGACTTTAGAGTGGTCTCCGCGATGAAGAACTCTTTTATGATCGTCAGGACCTTGTTCTTTTTACTGATATTCTTTCTCAATATAGCCTTTGTCAATTCCCTGATTAACGTCTCATACAAGAAAGCGGTGTTCCTCTTCTTATTATGTCTTATTCTCATTTTTTACCCTCGATTCTTCAAGTTTTTGGATTAAATCTTTTATCTCTTTGCTAACTTTAAAAATATTGTCTTCCACCTGTTTGTAATTAGTCTCTACTGACTCCGAAATACCCCTTCCTAGCGAAAACATTTCTTTTGCCCCGGGGAATAAATTTGTTCTTGTCGCGCGAGTGGAGGAGTGAGAGTATTTTGCCCTACTTGCCTTCATGCGTGGGCCACTACCCTTTCGGCCATCCGAGGCTACTTTTTTGTATAGTTTCCCCTTTGACTTTTTGGTAGTTGTCTTACCATCTGGTGTTGTCCATATTGTATCGTCACGTTTCCCAGGAGCAGCAAGGAGCGCGGAACCCTCCTCTTCTTCTGTTTCAGTTGCTGTTAATTCTTCTCCGCCAAGGTCTTCGCCTCCGCCAAGGTCTTCGCCACCGCCAAGGTCTTCGCCACCGCCAAGGTCTTCGCCACCGCCAAGGTCTTCGCCACCCATGTCTTCGCCGGTGCCTAGCTCGGCAGAAGAAGCCATCTCTGCTTGTACGGCTTCACCAACCCCTTCAAGGTAGGCATCGAACTTTCTATCCGTATACAATTCCCTTTGGTTTCTAAGTAGCTCATCGTCCGATAGTCCGAACAACTTCTTAGCGATCCACCTTCTACTAAAGAATCCCTCAGTGGCGGCGCCTGCGACGTCGAACTTTGATTTCCAATGCTCAAGTTCCTGCAACTCTGCAATTTTGGAGGAATTATTCAACCCAACCTTAAACGAAACCAGATCGTCGCCGCGGAAGCCGAGAACATATAAATGTATGATTGCAACCTTTTCAAGTTCAGTTACAATAGTTCGCTGTAATCGCTGGATAGTTCTAGCGAAGCGAATATCCTTTTGCGCGAGAGTTGTCTTATCTTCTTCTCCGCCTTCACCTCTAGCCAGATACGATTGCGGAACCTTCAATGCAGAAAACAATTTGTCCCTCAAATACTTCACGTCGTCGATATCACCAGTATACTGACCGCCGGCAAGGGTCTCGATCTTCGTTGATATGCCGCCGCGAGTAGGGATAAAGTAATCTTCATCAACCGACATCGGATTGTACCTCAAATCAACGCGGCCGGTGTCCGGGTCTACGATCTGGTGTCTTTTCATCTGTGTCATGACCTTTTGCATGTACCCTTCCACATCTTCTGGTGAGATATTCCCCACGTCGACATAGAAAACCCTCCTCTCCGGGGAGCGCACTATACGGTAAGCCATCATCGCATCTTCTAGCAACGTAAGCTGACGCCAGATTCGGCGAGCGGGCTCTAGCACCGATGTCCCATAAGGGGCATACTTATCATTACCTAAAATTCTAAAGTGGGCCAATTGCCAGTTTTCGAAGGTCAACCCTCCCGAATTCCACTGGTACTGCACATAGTTTGGATTTGTCCTGTCTTCGCCTTCTAGCCTTTCAATCTCTTGCGAGGGCAAGCCGATGGCGGATTGTATTCCAAGATTCTCGTCGATATCCAGATATAGGAAGACATCGCCATACTTACACAGGGATCGACACCATCCAAAAAGGTTGAACTCGACGTTTAAAATATTATTAAACAAGGAGTTCAATATTGCCTTTATTTCTTCGTTGGGGCAGTCGATAGATAACATCGGGTGGAGTCGACTACTCGTGGTCATTTCGTCTGCATATATATCCAGTGCAGATGCGATCTCTGGTGTGTACTCCATTTGATCAAAATCTACGTACCTTTCGTTTCTCTGCTGGTTGGTCATCGCGCTTGACTGTAAGTTTTCAAACGGACTGTAGGCGACCTTTTTAAATTGCTTACCACTCAGGCTTCTGAATTTTGAAGCATACTTGTCCAAGTCCCTTCTTCGGAGCCTTCTTCCAGTTTGAGACCTTCTGTTTACTATCGGGCCCGAAAAGAGCCTAGTGAGTCTTTTGAATAACCCGTTTTCAGGGTTTCTGGGATTGTTTCTGTTATCTGCCATTTTTTAACCTTTGTATAGCCACATGAAATCTTGTGCCTTCTTTCTTTCTATTCTAGCATTAATTGATGATTTATTTTTATCATATCCAACCATTCCGGGAATTGTTGTATGTAAGGACGTCTTAGTTGAAAACATAGCATCAATCATTTTCTTTTTATACTCCGCGTCGCGGTGGTTTTCCGCAAAGACCGTGTCCCTCACCCAGCAGCCGATGGCACATGCCATGACTAGGTCATCATTATACGACCTCATCGCTTGGGCGCGGCCGTTGTTCCAGACAAAAGTCTTCATTTCATTAAACAACCTTTGAGACCTTATCGTAATTAGTTTGTTTCTAATGAATTCCTCCATCTTTGCGATAATCAACGGTCTTGTCTTGTTCGAGGTCGTAAACCCCTGTATTGCATTAGATTTATGCTCCGCTTCGTATTGATCAATGTATTCGTGGGTTGACTTTATTGAACAATAAATATTGGGGTACCCTAATTCTGTCAATTTGCTAAGAACTGCAAAGCCAACAGAATTGTTCTCTACTACCACCAAACACTCCCCATATTCTTTACCGGCTTCATTTATACACCTAGCAAAAATGTCCGGAGTGCACTTTCCCTGGTATTCAGCCACGATTTCCATAGTTGATGTTTTAAACACATGAAAGACCGAAAAGTCCCTCCCATCACCTCTCGCGACGTCGGCGGAGATGAAATAGTCCGCACCTTGGATGTGTTCTTCCCAAATCCATAAGTTCCTGTCGAATCCAGTGCGATAGCGAGGCTCTGTGACGCCAGCAAGAATAGCTGTCATCTCGTCCGTGTGGAACACCGTCTCGCCAGACATGTTAAAATTACATTCTAACTCTTGAGCGATCTCTCTCCTTGACATGTTTTTTGTTTCTTTTTCGAACCATTCCTTATCTCTCTCCGGATGGACTGACCACAACAGTTTTGTCGGCTTAAAATCATTTAACCCTTGTTCCGATTCTGTGTAAACCTTGTGGAACCAGTTACCTACACCATTCGGGGTCGAGAGAGCTATGCAGCGACCGCCAGTCGATAGTGTGGGGTACAGGCCCATCCACAACTCCTCTAAACCTTCAACGTGAGCAGCCTCATCGATAACCAACAAGGAGAGGGCCTCGGAGCGGCCGGCATCTCCAGAGGTGGACGAGGCCTTTATTTGCGATCCATTTGTGAGTTCAAAGGACGTGCGATTGTCAATTGACACTTCAGCTATCATTATCCACTTGGGCAGACTCTTAAGTATTGACTTGACCTTCTTCACTAAATTTGCAGCAGTGCTAAATTTTGTCGCAATGACTAATACATTCTTCTCCCTATGAAACAACATCAGCCACACCACATACGCAGCCGTAACAGTGGAGATTCCCAACTGCCTTGCTTTTAATATTACATTAAAGCGGTGATCTTTGAACTCTTTTAAGAGTTCGCTTTGAAAATCGTAAGTATGAAAGGGTATTAACCCGCGTTGAGGGTGGGTAATCTTAGCATAATTATCTATGAAATATAGAGGATCCTTGCCGCATTTAATTACCTCGGACAGGATTTCCTTCTTGGTCAGCTTGAGGGTCATAGGACTCTATCACCTGGTTACGTTTTTTGGCTTTTTGTCACTTTTAAGTGATAGCCAGTCCTTGACTGCTGCATCGATTTTGTATTCTGATGTTTCGGCTGGCTTAAGCCCCTTCACACTGTACGTCTGGTATGCACGAATGGACGAGCGGATCCGGGAGATATATTCGACATTCACTTTGGCATCCCCTTCGGATGTTAGGGAGAGGGCATTGCCCGTAACCTTTTTGAACTCTTTTTGCAAAAAAGACTTAACTTTTGAGAGCTTCTCTTTCATTTCAGATTCGAAATCGGAAGCGTGAACGTGTTTAATTGGCATCTCGGTGTGATAATATACACAAAGTTGGTTCCCACCATGCATTTTCACACTAAAGCCGTCCATAACCCTCTTGTCTGTTAGTGGGGCCCCCTCTTCCCGGGTAAGACCTATGTCTAGTCCTTCGCCCTTATCATCCGTGGCTCCGTCATGCGAGTTTGCCATTATTTGTGATATACCGTTTAAAATCTCAATTGTTGTAGCCATGTAAAATCCCTCTTTTAATATTAGTAATTAGTTGGTTTTTTCTAAAAACCCTCTTGTTTATCCGGGCGCCAGCCGTTAAGCCATCTTTCTTCGCGGTCTTCGACAAAATTTACGAAACACTCAAAGCAACATTCGTACTTCCTCATGTGAATCTGGTCGCGAGAATCTAGAAAAAACTTGCCGCAGGTCTCGCAAGAAGATCGAGGATTGATTTGTTCGGACTTTGTAATTTCCCTTTTAAGTAGCTTATTCCTTTTATTCTTCTCGTAGAACTTTTTGGCAGCCGCGGCGTGTCTTTCTTCCTTTTCAGGGTTCCATAAAGACTTAGGATTCACGACTGCTTCCTTGCCGTACTTCTTCGATATGGCTTTCTCTATTTTAGCGATTTTATCGTAGTCCTTGTTCATTTGGTCACCGCGTGCGTTATAAGAACAGTGGTCAAGATCCCGACGGTAAAGCCGCCGAGGGCCCACCATGTTGAATAATCTGCAGGCAGGTTCTTTATAATTCCGGTCATTCGGTTAATTTCCTCGTCCTTTATTTGCAGCATCTCCTTATTTTCCATTTCTAGGGTCGACACTCTCAACGTTAAGTTATCTATAATGAGTCTTGAGCGAATCTTTTCTTTTTCAACTTCATGTGCAGTTTTCAAATTGCAAACTTCAATGGCCCGAGTTGGGGCTGTTATCAGTACCGCGTTGGCTGCGTCGTTGTAACACCAAGCACTAGGGGCCAGTTTTATCTTCTTCAGGAGGCCGGGGTCCGTCACATGTGTAAACGCGGGTGCAACTGTTGGTGCTGCCATAGACGAGCTTGCAAGCAGTACGGCAACCAATATCATTGAAATTATTTTACGCATCCTCTATTTCCTTTTTTGCCTCACCGGGCTTCATTAATCTTATATTCTCGATACCGCATTTATTAAGTATTGTACGTGCAAAGTTTGATCTTCGGCCGGAACGGCAGATCAAAATTATTTCCGCGGCGTCCTTGCACAGTTCACAGAAAGATTCTTTATCCTTCAATACCTCGTAATAAGGAAGGCTAATGGCGCCGGCGATAGGGACATCCATTTCTTGTGGACTTCGAACATCTATGTATATCCTATTCGACATACTCGAACCCAAACATATTCTGGATCCTCTTCTTTGTTTCTTCTGGGCTCTTCTTAGACTCGATCACCACTCTCTTAATCTCTTCCTTATGTTCCTCTTCTAAGACTTTGTTGCTTTTTTTAAACTCCTCTTCGAGTTGAGCAACTATGTTTTGATACCTCTTTATGAGTCCGTCCCTCTTTAAAATTTCTTCTTTGTGAAGGGATTTTAAGGTCTGGATTTGTCGGTCATACGACTCTTTCTTTATTTCCAAAGTCTCTTTCAGTGCTGCAGTGTTCTTGCGGAAAAGAACAGCCATAACTATAGTATAAAGCAGTATTGCAGGCACTTGCCAGTGCTCTTTAAGCCAGGTCCACACTTTCTTTATGACAAAGATCGTTTCCATATCACTCTACCGTACCATGTTTCCAGCGAACTGCCATGTCCACGAGTGCCTGGGTTCCAATATAGGCTAGAGTTATCGCTGTCCAATTATCACTAGTCACTGTGCCATATGCGCACAAACCTGTAGCTGTGACCCAGGCTAAAAATTTTCTCGATATAAACTTCTCAGTATACTTGTCGGCAAAAGCCTTCATCTCTTGTACCATTTTTCCTCTCCTTATATGTTAACGTGCGCATAGCCGTTATTCTTTTCAATGTTTATTTGCAGATCTACGCAGTCTTTCAAGCTCTCCAAGTGAGAGATAAGTATGACCGTTTTAAAATAACCTTTAACCATGTCCAGTATCCTCACAAAGCCCTCCATGTTCTCTTCATCCAGGGCAGTGCCGGGTTCGTCCAATATAAATAGGTCCGACTTCGGTAAAGAGGACACTGTCAAGAAAGCCAGCCTAATTGCCATTGATGCAATCGTCTTTTCTGCTCCGGAACCCATCTCTAAGGGTCGCGGATCGTGAGACGGATGCTTAATAAATACATCTAGTTTCTTATCATCATTCTTAATGAATACTTCAAATTCTACAATATTTGTCAATATCTTCGCTATTTCTTGGTTTATTATTGGCAATCTTTCCTTGATCACATCGTAGGCAATGCCATTCGGATGGCAACACACCATCAGCAGATGATAAGCTGCAAAATCCTCCTTGAGCGTCTCGTACTCTGCCAACATCTCTGTTGTTTGCTTGACCTCTTGCTCCAGTGCGCCATGGCGTTTATGAAGCATCATGATATCGCGCTCGCAGCCTGCAAGTTCCGACTCCTTGCCCAAAAGGGCCCGCTCTGCGGTGACGTGGTCCGTTATCAGATCCTTAAGATTCTCTATTGCTTCTTTGTTTTCCTCATATTCATAACTCTTGGACTCCAGTTGCTCTAGTTCGACCTGTTCTCTGAACATGCGCGACTCTGATCTTTCTAGAGATAATCGAGAATCAGCGAGAACAGACGCCAGGCTACTCTTCTTCTCGACTAGTTTCGTATACTTCTCCAGGTGATCCTCCACCACAGCAGGAGACAAAGAGTCGATATTCACACTCAAGGCGCGGCTCGACTTCAACAATTCATCCCTCTTAACTTCTTCAATTTGCACCAGGGATGTTGCATTGTGGGCGTCCTTGATAAACTTACAAGTCGGATATTCCGACCCACAAGGAACCTCATGTAACAATTCCCTCTTTTTGAGATTCAGCTCCGTAGACCTTTCCAAATCAATAATCGATGTCTCGATCTCCAGCAGTGCGTGCCTGTTTTCATCTATCTTGATCTTCTTGGCTTTATAATCAGCAATATCAAACTGAGTGAGAAAATCATTTATCTTTTCATATTTTTCCTCGTTTTCTTCCAACCTGAGTAAGGAATCCTTTCTCAGTGCGGTAGCGTTTAAAATAGATGTCTTCTTTTCCTCGATCTGACGTGCCGTGACTACAGGATCAATTACCTCTGCGGGGACGGACTCTATCTTATCTTTTAGTTCGCTTATCAGGACCTTAAACTGGGAGATCTCACCCTTCAAGGATTCACAGGTGGCCTTATTTCCCACTATCTGCATCTCACTCTTGGTGATCTGTTTCTTTGCATCCGCCAACTTGGTTTCGAAATCAACCCCTTCTAATCGCTTGAGAGCCAACTTCGTAACAGCAGAATCCTCTTTGGCAAACTTGAACTTTTTATCAAAGATTTCCAGGTCCAAAAACTTCGCCAATATCTCTTTTCGCTTTGTTGACCCCTCGTTGACAAAAGTCAGCGAATCCAACTGACTAGCCATAGACGTCAATAGAAAATCGTCCAAAGATCCGAAATATTTTCTGATGTTCTTATCAGTATCTTGTCGCGAAGTGCCATTTAATACTGTCTGATTGTCCATCAAGTCTTTCTTGTAGAATTCCAAATCAGTCTTTGCTTCTAGGGTTTCGACTCCATGAAGCCTCTTTGTGTATTTTTCCGACTTCCTTTCTATGGTATAGTCTTCCCCGTTTATCCTAAGTTTGGCACTACCATGGCAGGTGTTGCTATTTTGATTTATTATGTTGAGATTTTTTCTGATCGATTTAGACGTCGAATTATACATCGTATAAAGGAGACTGTCAACTATAGACGATTTACCAGAATAGTTTTTACCAAAGATACCAACTATCCCCTCTAGTTTAGTAAAATCGATAGTGTTGGATTCCCCATAGTTAAACAAGTAGTCCCACTCAAGCGACTGCAGAGACCAATGTATGTTTCGTAAAGTATCCTCTGAATCCTCTATTTGGGTATTATACCTTTTATTTAGTTCGAAAACTTTCTTCAGAACTTCTTCTGTGACATCATAGTCCTTTAGATATTCTTTTATTAAGTCTTCTTGTGTCTTAATCTCCCTAAGGTCTTTTTGTTCAAACCCCTCTGGGGCATCTATAGTTATCTGTTTGCCGGCGGCGCGGTTTAGGTAAGTAACCGACTCGGGCTCGTATCGATATTTAGCAATATCCACGGCCTTTCTCACCTTGTCTAGGGATACGTTCTCCTCGGAAACAATTCGCAGACGTGCGCCGGCGGGAGGCTTCGCTCTCGGCAAATTGCCTTTCTTGGTAAGCTTTATCGTTATGAACGGCCTAGGGTTATCAAAAGCAATGTGTTCTGTGGTAAAATCATCTTTGCCTTTAATGTCCCAAAGCAAGTAGCCCTTGTCCATCGATTCGCCAAAGTTTTGCTGAACCGTGGAGCCAGCGTACCAAATGGTGCCTCTCTCATCGAGCTTTTGAGTCTTATGTATGTCTCCCAGAAACGCGAAGTCGAAATCGTCGAATATTTCGATTTTATGGTCACCACCAAGCGTCCATTCTGTGTCCGTCTTTGACTTGTCTATAGCACCATGATAGAGTGCAATGTTGATATCCTCATCGGATGATGGCTTGGCCCAGTTATCTTCATCAAAAACCGACAAGACATTTAGACAGAATCCTCCATCTAATTTCGTTTCACCCGAGTCCCTCAACAGTGTTAGCGTTGGTGAGTTAATCGCCTTTACGATGGGTGAAATAGCATCTTGGCGACTGCTGTTCCTAAGGTTCCCATCATGATTGCCCAGTATGATATATGTGGGCGCAATTTTTGACAAGTTTTCAAAGAAGTCTCTACAAAGGTCAACAAACTCCGGTGAGATCTGTGTCTTTGTATGAGCTATATCTCCACAATGAATGATATAGTCTACTTTTGATTCTTTAATTGATTTATATAGTTGTTTGAAAACCTCTTTGTATTCAAAGTGGTATTTAAGATTGCGGATGTGGGTGTCCGCAATGTGTGCAAATCGCATGTGTACTCCAATCGTTTATATAATAATATATTATTTTCTAGCGATTGTCAAGTATTTTTTACACGTATAAGGAGCTGTTCTAAGATTTGAACGTTCTCCTTTAAGGTCTCCGGTGTCGCGCTGGCTATTAAGTTAAAAGCCTCAAGCACCTCCTCTGAAGTTGGGTATTCACCGTCTTCGATGATCTTATTCACTTCTTCTGTGATTATCTTTTTCAGATTTGATTCGGTTATTTTCATTTAAAGGCCTCCAAGAATATCTTTTGGTATAATAAGTAGTCTGTACTTTCTACAAAACTAGCTTTTTGTTTAATGTTCTCACACTCTTCTTTAGAAAGCTCCCCAACGTCATGACCAAGGGGGACTTCTACTTTGTGAGTCTGTATATTATATAGTAACAGATTTTTAATAATTTTTTCTTCTTTTCTCCGGGCGTCATTATCCAGGGCGATATAAACTACGGCATTTTTCTTTAAAATCTTCTGGAACAGCTTAGAGTATACTGGGAGTGTTGACCCCAATATCGGGATAGAGTTTTCCATCTTCATGGCATCGAAGGCCCCCTCAACTATAGTAATGGGTTTGGACCAATCAATCATGAGATCATTAAATATAATATCTTTTGTCGCAGGTGGGTTTAGGTACTTCACTGGATTATCCGTAAAACTTCGCGCGACGTAATAATCCAACTTACCAGAAGCATCGAAAGATGGTACTATAATTCGATTCCTATATCTCCCCTTATAGGAGAAGCCCAGCTTCCACTTGAAGACGTCACGCATGGTAATTCCACGGGTGGAGGCGTAATTGAGGGCCGGCCCATGGAGAGTGCCAGGGGTGGCGGTGCACAGGGTTATGAACCCCTCCGGAAGGACCAATTCCTTCTCTGGGGTCGTGTCTGCTACTATGTCGTAGTGATGGCTGCGGCCGCGGCGCAGATCGAGCCAACGCGAAAACTGACTGTCATTGCCATATCTTCTCACCAAATATCCTATGTTCTTTCCGGAGAATTCGCAAACCCAGCATTTAAAAACCCCCTTGTTGAGGTTTACTGATAGCTTTTTCTTGTGGTGTGAACACTTTGGACACGAATACAATAATTCATTGTTGTGAGTGGCGGATCCACCTAGGACCTCATCCAGTATTTGTCTTTCTTTCATTTACGAAGCCAGCCTTTGCAATAATATAACTGTCCGATTTGTCATATACCCCGGGGCGGGGATTTCCAAATCTAGTATATTCTACTACAAAATTGGGTTCGTTGTCAACTAGAAATTTTAAACTTTTCTCTTTTGAATTCTCTCCGCGGGAGATCTGGACTCCTACTAATTTACGCGCCTGAGAGGCTGTAAAATACTCCGGGTCGATGCCGATCAAATCGCTGCACATCCAGGAGACCATCCCATTGAAAGTATTGAGTGAAGACATTGTCTTCGCACTGGATCCACCCGCGTTAAAGAACATAAAAGGCTTCTCGATGAACACTTTATCTATATTGTAGGAAGAAGTGACTTCTAGCATTTTTTCCTTTATGTATCGAACTTTCTCAAAATGATTTTGAAACTTTTTCTTATTTCTAGTATGCCAGGCCTCATTATATACCATGTTGCCCGAATTGTCCAGTACAGTTGCGCCTGTTATGCTAGTTGAAATATCTAAACCTAATATCATTCTATTATAATACTACAAATCAAGCTTAAGTTTAAATGTAAAATCACGAGAGTTGATTTTTTTTACCGGAGTGGCCAATTTTGCAATACCGATCAAGTTTCTATCTTCATCGTAAATGCCAATCTTGGATATATAAGTATTGTCTTCGTATTCTGCATAAGGGTCACTATATGCGGACTTGGTAGTGTTCTTTATCTTCAGAAAGTCTGGCTCTACGTACCCATATTGACCAGCTAAAACGTTCTGTCGGGTATAAGCATTTTGCTTGATTGAAATATCTGCTGCGGAAGGAGAGTTTGCATCGATGACTGTGATTGCAACTAAGTTGCCGGCGTCGTTGACGCGGTAAACTTGAAAGTCTGTTTCAGATATGATCTTAAAGCGTAAATCCTTGTTTAGAAACCTATTCGCGTTATCAGACTCCACGTATCCTTCGATTTTCCCTTCTACTGTCGACCCAATGGTGCCCAGTCGGCCAGTCGGAACTCTAAAGGTTGCCGGATTGAGCGATTGTAGGGCTGCCTCTGTCTCTAACACTGTCCAATCATAATCAGCATCCATGTATGTCGGATTGTTTGAATGTGTACATTCATCGCGATTTAGAGTTGCCATCATCGTATATGTTGGAATCGTATGAGTCCCTTTAAAATAGAGACTATAACTACTCTGGTTGTCGCCGACCGTAGAGGTGGCGTCGGGGTATGAGCCAGCATCACCACTGTCTGTGTAAGCATCTGAAGCTGCTTTTTCCGCTTTAGCTGCGTCTGGATCGTCTGCACCTGTATACGAGTGCACTTCATGGTAGTCTTCCAGGTCCTCCATGAAGTTTCTCCATGTTTTACCACCGACAGTGTTGATGGGTGAGAAATTAGTCAGGATCAGCACACCTTCCGAATAAAATACCAGGCCGGCGAACTTGCCCACCTCTGCTGTGGCACCTTTAGTCACTGTCAGCTCGCCATTCTGCTTGGTGTCTTCTAGGGTACCCACTAGCGTGCCGTTTTTGTACCATTGAAGCTTTACAGTTCCCTTTCTTATTTTTTCCCCATAAAAAATAGACGGTATTTGCACCATGCGGAATGAATGATCCGACCAGCCCGGAGAGCCGGGGTAAAGGTCTTGTAACCCGGTTTCATATATGAATCTATTGGATGTCCGAGAATTGTAACGAAAGGTCGTCCTTAGGGCGTCGCGATATAACCTATTATCACTGTTGCCGGCGGGGACAGTGCCCACTATTTCGCCGGAAGCTACAGACTGAGTCGAGATGGAAGCCGTCATTGGGTAACTGCCGGTTATCTCATCACCATAACTAAAATCACTGTTAAATTCTGATGTGTTTACAGTAGAGAATGAAGCTAGTGAGCCGTCTTTTGTTATGAAAGAGTTTATTATATCTGGTGAAGCACTACCAACATTATAGGGCCTGTCCACATTCAACTCATATAAGCTTATGAAGCCACCCGGGTGATGACGTACGTTTGGCGCTTCAAGTTGTTTATTCTCTGCGTCGTATGTAGCGGCGAACGAACCAAAGACTTCTTTTTGGTTATTATATATTAACCGGGTTCGATTTCCGCTAGTGGATGTATATAGATAAAAATGTGATTCCGGGTGAGTCTTCAGGGTGTTGAAGATGATATCTTCTTCGCTAAACTTAAAGTACGACATCTCATAACCTTTGCCTTAGTAGTCTAATCTAACTCTTAGCGTTAACTCGTTTGTTGGATCCTTCTTTAGTGGTTCAGATAACTTTGCAACAGCTAGCAATTCGTTATCTGCTGAATAGAGTCCCACAGTGGTAAGATATGAAACTGGACTATCTGTTGTGTTCTCTTTGACTCTTATCTTGGAACCATTTAGGTATGTTGGGTTTGAACTATAATTGAACTCATTGTGGTTTGCTCTGCAGAAGTAAATCGTGGAGTTTAGTTCCGTAGTGTTGTTGAACTTGATGTTGTGAACGCGCTCTCTCAACCCTCTGGCGAAGTCATCGACAGTATAAGTCGTAAGAACTTGTTGCAGGTTTTTTTCACCTCCTCCAAGATAGTTCCACGTTAAAAAGGTATTAGCATTTGGGCCGCCGGCCGCGGAGTTGCCTGCAAAGAGAACGCCACCGTTCCAGGTAGCATTGGCGCCTTGAACTCCTCTAAATGCGTCCAGGTTCAGTACTGCTATGCCGGCCTGATAATAGATCAGACCCACTCTTACATGGTTAGCTACACTAGCATCCGCAACCACAGCTACGTTAGTGACCACCGGGTCGTTGACACTACCATCGTCGCGGCCATCGATACCGTCCGGGCAAGTGGCAGGGGTACCTGTGTTGGAACAGCCAGCGGCATACAATATACCGTACTCACCAACAGGTGAATTTACCCTAAATTCATCTGCGGCGCCCTTGTCATAAATCCGCATGATACCTTCGCCGTTAGCAGCTGCGTCAGCTGTGTTATAAAATAAATTGTCGAGTGTAAAATTCTGTGCCGGACCGTTCCTGACACCTAAGTGGATTTCAAATGAACCTTTCTTAATTTCATCCTTAACTAGGAGTCGTGAGAAGGATAGAAACGCACAGTTCGTGTACTTATCCGTAGTTGTGTCACTAAAGTTTCCGTCCTTGTCGAACTTCCGTACGTTGCCGTTCTCATCAAAGCCAACCAGCATTTGTGCCATTTGAGCGTATATGTTGTTCTTTGTTGCCTTACCCACAGTAATTGCAGCGCCGGGTGCTCCGGCCTCCCAATCTGGGTGGACGCCTACGGAAATATCAAATATGTGATTCGCAGACGAACTCAGGTATGGGTAATCGTACACTGATTGCAACATGCCGTGGCCGTATGTTTTTATGTTTGTCTCAACGCCGGAAGAGACATAGGTTCTCGCTACAATCGAACCGGTCATTGGAACCACCTCGTGTAGCAGTGTTCTAGTTGTTGTTATATCAGAATTCAAAAAACTCTTAAATGTGCTTGCCATTTCTTACCCCTTAACTTATTGTGAAATCGAGCTTAACGAACCGAACTGGAATATCTATACTGTATCCTGTGGTTATACCAGTCACTCGGACGTTTGTATCAATGTACCAGTGCTTAAATCCGATGCCCTTTATGGTGTTGACGTCTGATACCGAAGTTCCCATCTTTTGAAAAAGATAAGTACTACTTTGAAGTTCTATTGAGGACAAAACCTTGAATTCCAAAGTTGTGCCACGAGGGCCTCTAATCACCTGTGTAATGCCGCGGCTTCCTGTGTCCGACACAAGGGCCGTTTCAACATTGTCCGAAATATAGTTAGCGTCTGCATTGGTGATTATGTAGCTCGCTATATCGTCATCGTCAATATAATTCGGTGTTGATGGTCGGGCGGCGCCAGTGCCGTGCGCTCCGACGATATAACCCAACCGATTGTCCACCTCGATGATGTACTGGTTCTCTACCAAGTCAGCGTCCAAACCAAATGTAGGAGGGATGTCAACAGTGTCTAGGCCCTGGTCGAGTTGTATTTTACCAGGAAATCCTGAGGCTGAGCCGATTCCGCTGATCACCCCTGTCTTACCTGTGTGAACTAGGGCAGCAGTGTAATCGGCGGCCGCGGCTCCGGCGGGTGCAGTAGCAAACGCATTGACCGTGTCTTGGTCTACCGCTACAACAAACAGGCTCTTTGCCCAGCCGCCCGTGGTTATCGTCTGTGCGAATGTCATTGTCTCTTCAGCTTTCTTGTTTAACGCCGTTATTGGCAGATACAACAAGTTTGTCCTTGAGATCGAAATCAACTTACTCTTCATTGATGACATGTTGTTGGTGAAAGCCTCTAATACCGGAGTCTTCAGAATCTCTAAGTCAGAGTATGCCGAGCCCGATGCGTGTGACGGATTATATAATGCATAATTGACCTCATCGTCGCCAAAGGCATAGTTCGAGATTCTAAAAGAACCATCACCTCGTGCCAGTCTCTTACGACCGGTATCGGTTAATACCGCGTCAAGAATAATATCACCTGAATTGTCTAAAAAAGCCATAAACTAAACCCCTTACTTTATAAATAGTTTTATAATTTTAATTTTCTCTGTCTTTACTGTAAAAATCGCTTGCTTTAACTAGATCCTTGTAGTCAAATTTAACATTTAAATCTATTTTACGACCACTGTGCCTGGACGTGATTCTTATTTTGAATCTCCTGCCCCATGGAGAATCCTTGGAATCCGTCTGGCCTAGCTTAAACTGTGACCCGGGGGATTCCGGATTTTCGCTGTTTTTAAAGTCCTCTTCTCTCACTGGAAATAGACTGCTTATCATTCTTCCCGAACCTTCCGCTTGAGCTACGTTCTTTTCCCCGTCTAGACCAGATGCCTCATAATCCAACAGCAAATGGTCCTCATGGGGTCTGATTTCTAGGAATTTCTGGAATGGTCTTGTCGGAATCTTGTTGGTCGACCCTTCGTTTGGGTGGAATGTTCTTATTATAGGGTATGCCAATCCCTCATTTAGTCGCATCTCTACCTCGTAGACCAGGGTTGGATTGGAAAAATACCCATGTACATCGATGGCCCGGAAGGTGTAATAATATTTGACGTTAGGTGTAATCCCATCAACAAGTGACAGTGAATTCACCTTTTCTGCCGTGTCCAAGGTGGCATGAAGTTTGCCGGAGAAGTCTGCATACGATATCG